AAAATAGGGGACACAATTAAGGTTCCAGTACCACTGGAAGAAGTACAAGAGCAAATATTTAATGTGGTGATTTTGTAACATGTCAAGGAGAATATTTACACAACAATCTTATTTAAATTATTTGTTATTAAGAGATTTGAAAAGCCTATCAGCTTCGACACCTCGAAAGAACTTGCCTGTTTTAAAAAATGTCAGCAAACTAACAAAAACTAGGACTGCAAAAGTATTAAAATTGACAGGCGCCTACGAACCTACGACCGTAATTAGTCGGTTTAAAATGCCGAAAAAAAGGTCTAAAAACTGGAATAAAAACTTTTTAAATCTTACCCCGGCAAAACTATCTATGCTAGTGCCAGAAGTCAGGTTATATTTACTGGACCCATCTGATGAAAAAGGAAAAAAGTTGAAACCTTTTTATTTCCCTGTATCAACTGATTATAGCGTTAGTGACGTGAGCGGCCGCATTATAAATAAAGCCCCAGGAGTAGGTGCCAGCGGTGGAGCAACGGTGGATACTTTAATGTCCCCCTTTACAGCAGCCGCAGCATCTATAGAGAACTTTTCAGTAACTTTACGAGGCAACAATCTTTTCGAAGTGGGTAGAAAACAATTAGACGCTAAACTTTCTATTAATTTGGATAACCTGACAAAGTTGTTTGATACCCCAAGCGACTTATACGCCCCTTTAGCTGATTTATTTATGATCCGAACTTCAACAGCCCGTAAAAAACTTGCAGCCACAGCCAACAAGCCGGCTGGAAATGCTTTGAAAAATGGAAAAAGCCTCCAAGTAGTAGCAACGATGGGTTACTCGACATCTTTGAATAGTGATGTTTTCACATCAGATGAACTTAAACAAATTCAGAAATCAAAAATAATAATAAATCTTTTCTACGGAGGACAACATGATATATCGCTAAAAGAGGATGGCTCAGCAAAGGTGTCAGTTAGTTATAATGGCTTCCTTTCCGCTACCGAAGGAGATTATGATTTCGATGCTATAGCTTCGATGAAAGCAAAGAAAAAAAACTTAGAAAGAAGAGCGGCTTTGACTATTGATAAAACAGCCGACGCCAAATCCCTGGCTAAACCAAAAGCAGACAACGCTAAAAGTTCTAAGAAAAAGAAAGAAGATGCATTACAAGAAATTAATGATGTAGATTTCTCTAAAAGAAAAATTATATTTAAAAAAACAATAAAAAAACTTTTTGGAACTCCAGAAAAAGCTGGACAATCAAAAATATATACATTTGCTTATAAAGACCCAGAGGATTCTTATTTTGATAGCAAATCCACAGGAAAGGCCGCCAAGACTGCCCCACCCGGGAAGCAAAAATCTTGGTTAGCTTCTTTTGAGTTTGATTCCTTGCCGGGTACTGAGCCAAATAAGAGGTCGCCTTTAGATATATATAAATCAAATAGGTATATAAATTATATACTTTTGGGTGATTTTGCACACTCATTTATTAAGCAAATGGAAGACCAACTGCTTGGCCTCTTGGCCACGACGGACAAAGCCGCGCTGAAAGACCCGGCAATCCTTGCGCAGAGGAAAGACCTTCAGCAAGCAATATCCGCGGTTTCGAAACAAGCACTACTATTTTCAGATATAGATCTAATGCCGGCAGTCAATCCCAGTAAAGAAACTTATAGGTTGAACTTAGCAGATCTGCCCATAACTTTAGGAAATATTTGTACAACATATTATGATGAAATATCCTCTAGAAGCACTAAAAATGCATATAGTTTGAAAGAATTTATAGAAAACTTTATTCTTAGCCTAGCTGGAAATTCACTTAGAGAGATCGCAGGTACATCAGTTTTTAAAAATGTTGTATTGAAAGCTGTTCCAACTTTCGCACCGCCCCCGGCGGTAAAGACTATAGGTGGCTCGCAAACAGTTAATATAGGGAGAATATCGAGAGGGACTCAGCAAACTATAAAAAACAATACTCAATACACGATATATTCCCAACAGGCAACTTGGTCTAGTAAGCCGCCAGGAGACGGTGATGTCAAAAAAGATGCAGATAACGGTATAATACATTTGCTGGTTTCTAAAAATCAAGGATTAGTCAAAACAATACAGTTTACACAAATAGATATCCCGGGAAAGAAAGAATACCACGTCGCGTCAGATGGTCACATGTTCGACGAACTGAGGGTGCCAACCAACGCAACAGTAACTTTATTCGGAAACAGTATTTTCAACCCAGGTATGATTATATATATAAACCCAACGTCTATTGGTTTTGGTGACCCAAGAGGTTTCGATTCTGCAGCCGTCAGGTTAGGCATTGGAGGTTACTATACTGTGCTTACTGTCGACACTAGCTTTAGTAAAGCCGGAACGCTAACAACCACATTATCCTGTGCATATTTAGGCCCACCTGAGACTGCAAAAGATAAGTGGCTCACTCCGGGTAGGCAAAAGGCGAATGAGGAGGCGATGAATATGGCCCTCCCGCAGAGGTGATAGGAATATTATAATGGAAGATAATGACGAAAATAACACACCCTTCATGGGTGGTTTGGTAGAGACAGATGCCGAACAATATGAAGAAAGAAGAAGGTATTCTACGTATGCATCAAACTACGCCATAGGTACCCCTCTTCTAGATACCATAGAAGAAAGAAAGCTTTATGGTTTTTTGGATCATAATTATCACCCAATAGAGCCAAACGCAGAAATACAACCCACAACAGGTCAACCAATCGGAGTAAAAACTTTTGAAGATTACTCACCAGAAATTTATGGTTTAACCTTCGTAGTGGACCTGTTTACTGATTTTAGAGATTATTATATAGACCTAATGAGAAAAACCGGTTTAACCCTACCGGAAGAGATTTCTTCATTGGTACCAACTAGATCATTTAATGAGGTAGATATAGATATCATACAATACGAGAGAGAACTGTCTACAAATATAAATAATTTTATTCTTTCAGAAGAAAACACCCCTCAAAGTAGGCACCCTCTAGAACTAAAAGAATACTTGAAAAAAGTATCTGTAGCTATGTTTGAAAACAACATGATTAAGTTTAGCATAACAAAATCAGGGTTTTTACTATCTCAAAGAAGCACAGTTTACAACACAGGTTTATACATAGATTTGTTTTCAGGCGGAGATCCTGAAATAGATGTTGACAAGCAGAAGATTTTAGAGTATGATGGATTTAAATGTTTTGTAGAAAAAGCTTGGGAGCACGGATTTTATGTAGATAAGAACTGTCCCTGGCGTTTAGTTTTAAATCTAGATTCTCTGAAGGTGAAAAAAAATATTATGTTTTCTGATGGTGAGAACCCTACAAGGGAACTTTTAAGGTTTAATGATTTTTATTCCAATCAAAAAACCATAAAAACAGGACTAGATGATTATTGGTTTTTGAGAGAGTTCATCAGAAAAGCGTACTATGAATACAGAATCGCGTTAGGATCTGAAGAGCAGCCCGTTGAAGTTTATATGAATAACCAAATGACAGAAATAAACGATAACGTTTGGCTTGAACACTTGATCAAATATCGTTTAAAAGAGCTTGGATACCTCAAAAAAAGAGACCTCTCAACAGACTCAGAAGGCGCCACATCGATGTATCTCTTATACCAAAATATGCTTTCGGGCGCTAAAAGAAGACTACAATTAAGAGGCCAACTCCCAGAGGGTACAAATGTCCCCATGGCACAGTTATATGGACTTGAGGGAACTTCCGGGGCCTTAAGATACATTGAAACCCGCTGCGCAAAAATAATAAAACACGAAATAGAAAAGTCAAAAAACAAAAATTTTAATAATAGACACACCAGTGGATATTTGTCGGAGAGCACGATTGATCTTACAGACTCTTGATATAAAGAATAATTGCAAAGGTGTATTTTACAGAAATAGAGTAATAGAAGATCCTGATTCACAAATTTTAAAAAAGTGCAAATATACATGGAAATACTCAAATATACTAGAGAATTATGATTATGAATATCTTTCTTTGTATTTAAGGGGGCAGGATCTCGAACAATACGCGGATGACATCGATGCATTTACCGAAATAAGAGACACAATATTAAGCCAACAAAAAGCGGCCAAAATAGCGAAAGTTGAATTACAAAATCAATGTTTTTTCAATATCCTACCAGAATTTCAGATCAAAAAATGGTTTTCTCTCCGTCACAGCGCTCTGGAAAGAGTATTAGATCAGGTACCACGCCCACCCGAATACGATATATTATATAAGGCCCATGTTTTATGTAGTTTTATATCCAAAAGAAATTTTATTTACCAAGATAAGCTAGGGAGCATCGACTACAATATTTTTGGATCCGTTACAGGTAGGCTGACAACAAAAAAAGGATCCATTCCTATCTTGACAATGAAGAAAAAAGAAAGGCGCCATTTAAGACCAAACAACACGGCCTTTTTAGAATTGGATTTCAATGCTGCAGAAGTTCGAACCCTGATTGCCCTCTCGGGCCAAGAGCAGCCTATTGGAGACATACACAACTGGATCTCAAAGCTCATATATGATGGAAAACTTCCTAGGGAGAAAGTAAAGACAGAACTTTTCGCATGGTTATATAATTTTTCAGCTTCAGAAAATGAATTATCTAGAATTTTTTCTCGGCAAATTTTTCGAGATTTTTATTCTAAAAGGACGGGTATTTTAAAGACACCTTTTAAAAGGGAGATAAAAGTAGAGGAGCGAAAGGCACAAAATTATTTGCTTCAATCAACAACTTCTGATATAGTGATAGAAAACGCATATAAAATAATGAAAATCCTAAGTGATAAAAAGTCTGACATTGCATTTTTATTACATGACTCAATAATTATTGATCTCCACAAAGATGATATTCAATTGATAAAAGATTTAAAATCTATTTTCGAGAAGACCGCTTGGGGTAATTTCAAAAGTACTTGTAAAGTGGGTAAACACTTTGGTTTATTGAGGGAGATGAAAATATGAAAAACGTCATAGGTATCGGCACTGCAGCATGCAAATTAGTTAACCAGCTTAAGAAATACCCTGTTTACAACTGTTTTTTTGTATCAAACGAGATAACAAAAACCTCCAAATACAAGTTTTCATTACCCACTTTATCAGGTCCCGAAGAATATGAAGACATTGATATGTCAAAGCTGTGTAAGTGGCTTGAAAAAATAGAAAAAAAAGTAACTATTTTTTTGAATGGAGGCTCTGATTCAACCGGTATATCTTTGAGAATGCTGGAAATTTTACATAACAGATCTGTAAAGATGGATATTGTTTATTTTATGCCGGAAATAGAGGTACTTTCAGAAAAGAAGATCCTTCTTGAGCGCTCAGCCAGGGGAATTTTGCAGAATTTTGCACGTTCAGGCCTTTTTGAAAAAATAACTTTAATATCAAATACTGAATTAGAAAAACTGGCAGGATCAACCAACGTTTTTGATTATTTTGATCAAATAAATCATGTATTTACGTCCTCATATTATATGTTGGACGTATTTAAAAATACTAAACCAATTACATCAACATTTAAAATTCCTAAGGAATCTTGTAGGATTTCATCAATAGGGTTATCCACCCTCACCGGCGAAGATAAATTATTTTTTCCTTTCAAGGGAGAAGTAGAGGTGGTATACTATTTTGGTATCAACGAAGATAAACTTAGGACTGAAGAGAACCTTTTCCGAAAAATTACTGATATTGTAAAATCAAAGATAACTAAAGAAAAAAAAGTCTCCTTTGGAATCTATCCGACAAAATATGATCAAGATTACGTCTATATAGAGTGTTATTCGCCAAAAATTCAACAATTTATGAAAGAAGAAAATGAAACAGAGAACAATCCAGGATGATGTGCGAGAAGTTTCGCAAGCAAAAATATTTAAACTAAAATTAACACAAGGAAGATCAAACAGGTACCTGCCCGATGCATCTCTAACAATCGGCCCTCGGTCACTGGATGTTGAATTAAAAACATGTAATGTATCCACTGGCAAGAACCAAGTTTCTACGGCAAGAGGTGTTAACCTTTCGAAAATCAATGAGTGGAGAAAGGTTCATTTGTGGATATTTTCAAAACATGAGAACAATATATTAATAAATGACCACTACGTTTTAACTTCCTCTCAGATGGAAACATTTTTCAAAAAATGTGAAGAAAAACTAGGCACAGGGTCAAAAAAGCTAGCCGGCTTAAATGACTGGAAAAAAGCCTCAGTAATTTTGAAAGAAAGTGGCCTAGATACAGAAGTTCTAGATAAGCTGGAATATGCATTCAGTCACAAGGGCGTAGCTCTCAACGATCCCAAAATCTCTTGGTCGTATGTGGAGCAAAACGGGACAAAAATAAGCTCTTCGGCCGAATTAAGAAAAATAGCAAAAAACGCTTGACTTAATCATCAAAATAAGATATTATATAAACAGTTGGTCGGGATATTTGCCGACCTGCTATAGCCAAACGTGCAAAAAAACAACATACCATAGGAGGTAATATAAAATGGCACTTAATTTAGACGCAATGAAAGCGAAGTTAGATAAACTTAATGGAAAGGGAGACGGAAAGAAAAATTTCTGGCGCCCTGAAGATGGAGAAAGCAATATTCGTATTGTTTCAACTCCCGACGGAGACCCTTTTAAGGAAAAATTTTTCCACTACGGTGTTGGGGGACAGTCTTTTCTCTGTCCCAAGCGAAACTTTGGGGACGACTGCCCTGCATGCAATTTTGCAAACCAGCTTTGGAATGAGGGTACAGAAGAAAGTAAGAAGCAGGCAAAGGAGATGTTTGCAAAACAGCGTTTCTTTTCACCTGTCCTTGTAAGAGGGGAGGAAGATCAGGGAATCCGAGTCTGGGGGTATGGCAAGATGGCTTATGAAAAGCTCCTTACAATTGTACTCGATCCTGACTACGGAGATATTACCGACCCTGAGACTGGAAACGACCTCAAATTGATGTATGGAAAGTTGCCCGGAGCTAGCTTTCCACGGACAGATATCCGCCCACGACCGCGCAAGACCGCTCTATGTGATGAAGCTGTCGGGGGCGACGATCGTTGTGCGGAGTTGCTAGAAACTATCCCGAACTTTGAAGATCTTTTTGAAAGAAAGTCGACAGAAGAGGTACAATCAATTCTGGATCAATTTATGGCCTCTTCAACAGGAAGCCCAGAGATGGAGAAGTTTGGTTCAACCCATACAAGTGAAGAAAGTAGCGTCGAGGCAGCTTTTAATGATCTCCTGAATCAGTAGGTAAAGAATGCCAAAATCCAAAGTAACCAAATTAAAGAAGGGCGCCCTAGACATAGCCTCTATCCGAGGAATCATCAATAAGAAAGCAGGCAGAGAGGTGGCTCATTCACTTCAGGACAGTAATCCAACAGAAGTGAATGAGTGGATACCTACTGGCTCACGGTGGCTTGATGCTATCATTTGTAAAGGCCGCGCCGCAGGGATCCCCGTCGGCAAGATCTCAGAAATTGCAGGTTTACCAGGAACCGGCAAGTCATTCTTAGCTGCACAAATCGCTGGAAATGCTCAAAAGATGGGTATTGACGTAGTTTATTTCGATTCAGAGTCTGCTATTGATCCTTCTTTTATGGAACGCGCAGGATGCGACTTGGACAGGCTTATGTATGTTCAGGCAGCATCTGTTGAGTTTGTTTTGGAAACCATCGAAGAATTGTTAGCTACTGGTAATAAGTGGCTCTTCATTTGGGATTCTCTGGCACTCACTCCATCGATTTCAGATGTTGAGGGGGACTTCAACCCTCAGTCTTCGATGGCAGTAAAGCCTAGAATCCTAGCTAAGGGAATGTCTAAATTAACTATCCCTATCGCTGATGCAGATGCTACCTTTCTGGTCCTCAATCAACTGAAGACTAACCTAGGAGCAAGAACACCAGCACAGGCCATGACTGAACCATATACAACTCCAGGTGGAAAGGCTATGATTTATGCTTATTCCCTTCGTGTGTGGCTCACTGCAAGAAAAGCTAAAGCTAGCTTCATCGTCGACGACAATGGCTTTCGCATTGGGTCTGAAGTTAAAGTAAAGCTAGAGAAGTCCCGTTTCGGTACTCATGGCCGCACCTGCAACTTCAAAATCCTATGGGGTGACGACTCAGTTGGTGTTCAAGATGAAGAAAGCTGGTTTGATGCGATCCAAATTTCTGAAAGACTTGAGCAGTCTGGTGCATGGTTTACACTGATTCACAACGATGGGTCGAAGGAAAAGTTCCAGCGCAAGCAATGGGTCACTAAACTTGAGAGTGAAAAATTTAGAGAAAGTGTCTTGACTATTATTGAAGAAGATGTTATTATGAAGTTCAAGAATAGAGAAGGCAAAGCAGACGACTTCTACGACGCGGATGACGCCCCGCCGACAGAATAGTCACCCACACAAGCCCGGCTCTTTGCCGGGCTTTTTATTTGGAGAATTTAATGAGAACAATTGAATTATGGGAAAACAAAAATACAAAGTCAGATAAAGTGTGCATAATCGACGATGAAGATTACGATAAAGTAGTAAAGTCAATAGGCCCGCGGGCAAAATGGTATGCTCACAAGCCGCCAGGCGCCACTTCATATTATGCGGTAAATGGAAACCGTCGCATCTCCATACACAGGATTGTAATGAACCCGCCTAAAGGTATGGTAGTGGATCATATAAATGGCAATGCGTTGGATAATAGAAAAGAGAACTTGCGAGTTTGTACATATTCGCAAAATAGTTGTAATAAAAAAATTAGATCAGATAGTCAAACGGGATACAAAGGCGTTACTAAAGTTGGTAATCGCTTTGCAGCTTACATCGCGGACCCCGTAACCCCGGCAACAAAAAAAAGACAAATTAGATTGGGAACCTATGATAGTCCTGAGGAAGCAGCCATGGTGTATGATAAAAAAGCAAAACAGATTCACGGAGAGTTTGCTCTCCTAAATTTTCCAGAGGATAAATAATGAAAAGAATGATGATAGTAGACGCGTATAACCAGTTTATCCGTGGTTATATAGTAGACCCTAGCAAGAACCCAAACGGCTCCCCTATCGGTGGTATGAGGACGTTTATCAACATCCTGAACAAACTTACTAGAGAGGTGAAGCCAGATTTATTAGTTTTGGTTTGGGATGGTAAAGGCGGCAGCAAAAAGCGACGCTCAATGAATAAAGATTACAAAGGCGGCCGCAAGCCACCAAGAACTAATTGGTCTCAGGTCGGGATGAGCGAAGAAGACATCCTGGACAATAAGGTTTGGCAACAGATGAGAGTAATTGAATACTTTAATCAGACACCAATTATTCAGTTTATGGAACCTCTCGTCGAAGCGGACGATGTAATTTCATATGTCAAGAATAGCTCCATGTTTTCGGAGTGGCAAAAAGTTATTGTCTCTGCGGATAAGGATTTTATCCAGCTTCTTGATGATAAGACTATTTTACATAGACCTATTCAAAAAGAGTATCTTAATAAAAACAGTATAGTAGAGAAGTTTGGAATTCACCCGCTCAACTTTGCATTAGCTCGGGCCATAGTGGGAGACTCTTCAGATAACCTTCCGGGTGTTCCTCGTGTGGGTATCTCAACCGTCGCGAAGCGATTTTCTTTTTTAAGTGAGGAAAGAATATACTATTTATCTGACGTTGTCACTGAATGTGAAAAAACCGAGAACAAACAGAAGGTATACACAAATATTTTAGACAATGAGGAATTAATAGAAAACAATTATGATATTATGCAATTATCCTCCCCCATGTTATCCATCCAGGCTAAACAAGGAATTGATGATACGTTTGAACAATATAAGCCTCATTACAATCAGACGGAAATAAGAAAGCTCATGCTCCAAGACGGAGTACTCACAGTATCAACAACTGATTTGGAGCAGAGATTTAACAATATTATTGCTTCCTTTTCTTAATAAAGTATGATATTATAATCTAAATAAAAGGAAGACTAATGGAACAAGAGAAGAGTTTCTCAAAATTTGGTAAGAACTTTCAAGAAGATTTGTGTCATTTAATACTCAATGATCGTGGTTTCGCAGATCAAATCTTTGAAGTTTTAGATTTAAACTTTTTAGAGTTAAAACACCTCAGAGTTTTCATTGGAAAGGTTAGTGAGTATCGTAAAAAATACGGAGTCCACCCTACATCTAACATTATGCTGTCCATCATACGAACAGGTTTGGATGGGGAAGCAGAATCAGTTAAGGTCAGAATACGAGAATATTATGCGAGAGTGCTCGCGAACGGACAAGTGCCGGATAGCGCCGATTTTATCAAAGATACAGCACTTGATTTTTGCAAAAAACAAAAACTCAAAGAAGCACTAATTAAGTCGGTTGATTTAATAAAGTCGTCATCGTTTGACGAAGTATCAAAAGTCATCGATAATGCTCTTAAGTTGGGATCTGATAATACTCTTGGGTATGATTACTTGGCAGATTTCGAAGCACGTTTCACTAAAAAAGCCAGAGACCCTGTAACTACGGGCTGGAAAGATATAGATGATATTTCAAAGGGAGGTTTAGGTAAAGGTGAATTGGGTGTCGTGGTTGCTCCTACTGGGGCAGGTAAGTCTATGGTTTTGGTCCATCTGGGCGCTCAAGCACTTAAGAGTGGTAAAAATGTCCTCCATTACACTCTGGAGCTTGCTGACACTGTCGTCGCAAATCGTTATGACTCTGCTATTACTGGCGTGGAGCTTAAAAATTTAACAATCTTTAAAGAAAAGATATATGACGAAATTAAGGATATTGAGGGCAAACTGATAGTAAAAGAATATCCTACACGAAGCGCCAACATACAGACAATTAAAAACCATGTAGACAAGCTAAAAAGGCGTAATTTCATCCCAGACCTGATCATCGTAGACTACGGAGACCTAATTCGACCAGAAAATAGCAGAAAAGATGAGAAAAGACACCAATTAGAAACTATTTACGAAGAGCTTAGAGGAATAGCTCAAATTTGCGAGTGTCCACTCTGGACAGCATCACAAACCAACCGGTCCGGGTTGAACGCAGAAGTGATCACAATGGAGTCTATCTCCGAGGCGTTTAACAAGTGTTTTGTAGCAGATTTTATCTTTACAGTCTCTAGAACTGTTGAGGATAAAAACACAAACCAAGGTCGTATTTTTGTTGCAAAAAACAGAAACGGGCCCGATGGACTGGTATATCCAATATTCATGGATACCAGTAACGTTAAAATAAAAGTTTTACCCAAAACGGGCGAAACTGCTAATGATATTATCCAAAAATCTTCTGCGGAGAGGTTACAGAACCTAAAAGAGAAGTATGCGGTTTTCAAAAGAGAAGGAGGAAAAAAATAAATGGAATTATCAAATCAAATCTTATCAGAAATCACGGTGCACATGAAATATGCCAGGTATATACCTGAAAAAAAGAGGCGCGAAACTTGGAGAGAGTTGGTAACTCGAAACATGAACATGCATATAAAGAAGTTCCCCGAGCTTGAACTGCAAATTCGTAAAGCTTATAAGATGGTTTATGATAAGAAGGTGCTCCCCTCGATGAGGTCTATGCAATTTGGGGGTAAGCCAATTGAAGTCGCTCCAAATAGAATATTCAATTGCGCGTTTATGCCAGCAGATGATTGGCGCTGTTTTGGGGAGTCTATGTTCTTACTCCTGGGCGGAACAGGAGTGGGGTACTCGGTACAAAAGCACCACGTTGAAAAGCTTCCTGAGATTACACGACCTAATATGAATCGCACTCGCCGTTTTCTTGTTAACGATTCCATCGAGGGCTGGGCGGACGCAGTAAAGGCATTGGTACGTTCTTATTTTAATGGAGGTTCACGCCTAAGATTTGACTATTCAGATATTCGCCCGAAAGGTGCTGCTCTCATTACTTCTGGAGGCAAGGCCCCTGGACCACAACCTCTTCGAGAATGTTTGGTCAAACTAGAGGGAATGCTCTCGCAGAAGGAAAACGGAGATAAACTAACGCCAATCGAAGCACACGATATGATCTGCCATATAGCTGACGCTGTACTGGCAGGTGGTATCCGTAGGGCTGCTCTCATTTCACTCTTTTCAGCCGATGATGAGGATATGATAGCCGCTAAGACCGGCAACTGGTGGGAGACCAATCCTCAACGAGGCCGCGCTAATAATTCCGTAGTTCTCTTGAGGCATAAGATTGATAAAGAATATTTTATGAATTTATGGGACAGAGTTAAGGCCTCCGGCGCCGGCGAGCCTGGGTTTTATTTTTCAAATGACAAGGATTGGGGGACCAATCCTTGTTGTGAAATAGGTCTACGTCCATATCAATTTTGCAACCTTACAGAAGTTAACGTATCTAATGTGCAATCACAACAAGACCTTAATGAACGCGTCATTGCCGCGGCCTTCATCGGGACGTTACAAGCCAGCTATACTGATTTTCATTATCTTCGTGATATTTGGCGTAGGACCACTGAAAAAGATGCACTCATTGGGGTTAGTATGACGGGTATTGCATCTGGCGCGGTCTTAGCCCTGGATATGAAAGAGGCTGCTAATTGCGTAAAAGAAGAGAATGCAAGAGCGGCAGAATTATTAGGTGTGCGCCCTGCGGCAAGAACTACTTGTGTGAAACCCGCGGGCACTACATCTTTAGCACTTGGAACTAGTTCGGGTATTCATGCATGGCATAATGATTATTACATTCGTCGCCTCCGCGTCGGGAAAAACGAGCCGATTTATAATTATTTGGTTAAAAATCACCCGGAACTGGTGGAGGATGAATATTTTAGCCCCCACACCACCGCGGTCATCTCAATCCCTCAGAAGGCCCCGGATGATGCAATATTGCGAATTGAGTCAGCATTGCAGCTTCTAAAGAGAGTGAAACTGGTCACCGACTCTTGGGTCAAGCCCGGGTTTCGAAAAGGTCAAAATACACATAATATTTCTGCTACTATATCGATAAAGGATACAGAATGGGTCGATGTGGGTGATTGGATGTGGGAAAACAGAAAAAGCTATAATGGCTTGTCAGTCTTACCTTATGATGGAGGCAGTTATACCCAGGCCCCTTTTGAGGACTGCTCCAAAGAGACCTATGAGGCAATGATGAATTCTCTGTCAAACATAGACCTGACTCAAGTTTTGGAGGAACAGGACAACACAGATCTTAAGGGAGAGGTTGCCTGCGCAGGCGGAGCCTGTGAAGTAAAATTTGTATAAACCACTTGACATATTTTATAAAATAGTCTAATATTATAATAGAGCTTAAAAAGAAAGGAAAAAAATGAGTTTTAATAAAGAAGAAGATTTGATCACCAAAGAACAGCATTTGGCTAATTATATCAAAACATTTGTAGCCATCGAAGACGCAATGGAGCCCTTCAAAGAACAAAGGAAAGACCTAAGAGAGTCTTACAATGAAAATGGCTGGTTAACTAAAGAGGAAATGAGGCTTGCCGTAAAGGCATATAGGCTTTATAAATCTGAAACAGATATGGAACTTTTAAACGATTATGTGAATAAATGCCAAAGATCTGTTGGGAGACTAACCGGTGTCTAATATACATAGGTTAAAACCGACAAACAGGCATATTTTGATAGTTCCTCATGAAAAAGAAAATAAGACTCAAACCGGGGTACTTCTACCTGAAAATTATGAGCCTGAAAAATCAAGATACATCGAAGCAACAGTCATAGATGTTGCGGAAGATTGTAATGAATGTTTCAGACGCCTCAACACCAGCGCGCCTCAAGATGACAAAACAATTCTTATAGATAGAGCTATGATACAAGAAGTGAATATGTCAGACAAAAAACATTTTCTAGTTCTTGAGAATTATGTGTTAGGTTTTTATACTAATACTTCAACAATTTAAATAATTATTTAAAAAGAAGTGAAAATGTGAAATGATAGTACTAAGATTGTTTTAAAATTGATAGGATCTTTATGAAATATAAAATATTGGCAATAACCCTAATACTGACAGCGGCATGCCAGGATAACCAACCAAACTCCTCTTCTTCCGACGAAGACGCCTCCAGAATAATCTCAAATACAATGGATGCATCCGCAGTCGACCAAGAAGTAAATGTAATTGAATGGGTCCCCCCCGATATGTACATCGACCCATGTGTGGATATTACAAGTACAGACCCACGCTTTTGTGATTGTAAGCCACAATGTTGTCAACGGCAGATGTGGTATTGCCCCCCTTCGGGGCTGGGAGTTCAGGCAGCAGAAGTTACGATGAACATTTGCGATGATGAATACAACATTTGTGACAGGTCCATCGATTTGACCTGTCCCCCGAACGAGATTTTATCTAGATCAAATTGCAACACCATTTTAGAGTGTCCACCTGGAATACAAAACGACATAACGATTACAGTCCAATGCGAAATTGAAGGCGTTCAAGGAGAACAAGAAATCTTATGTCAAAAGGGAGAAATAATATATGGAGAGTGCGTGATCTGTGAGCCTTCGGAGGAAAGATGCAATTATCAGGATGATGATTGCGATGGTCAAATTGATGAAGAACAGAGAAATGCTTGTGATGAATGTGGGCCTCTACCACCCGAATCCTGCGACAACGTCGATAATGATTGTAATGGTCAAATAGATGAGGAACTTGTCAGGGAGTGCCAGACTGCCTGCGGCCGCGGCCTTGAAGTATGTGAAGCGGGTAACTGGATATCTTGCACAGCGCGCCAACCGATAGAAGAGGAGTGCGATGGTGAAGATAATGACTGCGATGGTCAAATTGATGAAGGCTTAAATTGCCTTTGTACAATCGATGATGTGGGAAATCTTATACCCTGCTCGGAGCCTCCGCTTGTCTGTGGACAGGGGTTTAAGACTTGTGAATGTGTTGATCCCAATTGCACAGAGATGAGGATGACCGACTGCGCAGCGCTTTGCAATTATGTTCCGATCCCATCCCCACCTGCATGCGATCCATTGCGTGGGTTAATCACACAAGAAGAGTGTAATAATTTTGATGAGGATTGCGACGTACAAATTGATGAAAACCTCTCTCAAGCATGCTACACTGGTCCCCCAGACACTCTTTTGGTCGGCGTGTGCGCACCGGGCGAGGCATATTGTTTAAACGGTGCCTGGGGCGGAGATAGGAATAATCAATTCGAACCCGGTTTTTGTCCAGGCGAAATTACCCCCCAAGAAGAAATCTGTGACGGCGCCGACAACGACTGCGACGGTGAGGTGGACTACGGAGAAGAAATTAGAGAAACAGATATATTATTCATAGTTGACTGGTCAGGCTCTATGGATGATCAAATCGGCGCTGTAAAGGTCGCTCTTAATCGGTTTGCTACCCATTTTGCTGCTGAGGAGCCATTGCAATGGGGCTTGGTCATCGGCCCTAAGGAGCTTGTTGAGGATGGGGACGAGACACTAGTTTTGGTTTCTGATATCTCTCCCTTTGATCAATTTTTAAATTCTTTTGCCGCCCTTGGCAGCGCAGGTATGGACACCGGTAGCGAAATGTTATTAGACGCCGTTTACCTAGCAGTTAGAAACATCTCAGCCGCGGCCAACGTTGACCTCGCGACAACTACCTGGTGGAGAAACACTGCATCTGTCCCTGAGAAAGAAAACTTTATAATTAATTGGCGCCCTACATCTGAAAGAATAGTAATAGTTTTTAGTGACGAAGAAGAGCAGTCATACCTGAGGGATATAGGGGACCCTGAAGGGCCCGGCAGACCAATCACACAAGCGATTGTCGAAGACGCCGTACGCGGTGGTATAAATCTCAAAGTATATACATTTTCGTCCGGCAGAGCTTTCGGAGGTAGAAATTTCGACTGGGAAGATATCGCGCTAGCAGGAAATGGTTCTCATTTTGAGTTAACCTCTGACGCACTCAGTATGTATAACGATTTAATGTCTATTATAGATGAAGCTTGTTTACCCAGAGAACAGGATCAGCAGCCAGCAGCCCAAGAAGACGAAAATCAGCAAGGGGCATTTAACATCCCAGGTGGTTTTTTTTTCTCAAAGGCATCATATTCGGCACGGTATGATTACAAATATAAAGTATGCTTTTAAAAAATATAGTAATTGGTAGCGATTTGGCTTCTATAGCGTATGCCTTTGTTAATGATTATTATTTTTTAGTCAACAATAGCATTGGTCCTTTATTTTTTGAGCAGGGATTTGCTTTGTTTGGGAAGAAGAGATCAGATTATACTTGGTCAAGATTACAGATGCTACTTTCACTACAAGGCAAATTGTTAAACTATAACAAAAATAAAACAATAAGACTACGAGAGCGAGAAATTAAAATATCCCAATCTGGATCTACGTTTAAATATAAATTTGAAAAATGTGAAATATTTGACCCTACTGGTCTAGTTTTTGAAAATATTGTCTCGTCACCAATCGGGATATTTTATGAAGTTTATGACGATTTCGAATTAAGTTGCTTGGGGAAAAAACATAATTTTATAGAACCCAAACTGTCCGATGAACAGTTTGCAAAAGAAATACATTATTATACATCATCCCGTGTAGACGGAGCTAATTACGTAACTGATTGCGTTGTAAAATCAATACTGACACATAAGCAGCTAATGAACTTTGATTTTTCTGACACAATGGCTCGCTTCGCCGTCGATCGTCACCTGACCTCTCTTGGAATAAGGGGCAATTTTATGAATTTATATAAAAACGGAAATCCTAAGTATAGGAGGCCTAAAATTTTACATAAAAAAAGATTAGTGACTGAAAGGGATATGAATAAATACATAGATTCTGAAACGATAAAATTTTCGAATAAAAAAATGGAGAACTTATTTTGATAACACCTTCTCCACGAGGAATAAGCCTCGCTGGAATTATTCCTCTTTCTGGTTGGAAAAACTCGTTTGATTTCCCTTGGCCTGACTATTTGCAACCGTTAAGGGAAGGTTTTTTGGCAATCGAAAGATCCGTTCATGAGTGTGCCCTAGCCGGCTGTGACACCATTTGGGTTGTCTGTAACGATGATGTGGCACCTTTAATTAGGAAGAGAGTGGGAGACTACGTTATGTCCCCGAGATATTTTCAGGAAAAAGATTTTGTAAAAAGAAAAGATTATCACGAAAAATGGATCCCAGTATTCTATACTCCGATAAACCAAAAAGATAGAAACCGCCGCGATTCTTTGGGTTGGTCTGTTTTGCACGGCGCCTTAACTGCTTTTAAAATTTCTCACAACATGAGTAAGTGGGTTTGTCCTACAAAATATTATATTTCTTTTCCATATGGTATTTATAATCCAGAAATAGTCACAAAGAATAGGGCTTTAATCAGAGGCCGCGAATCAATATTTTTGGCCCACAAAGACGAGACAGTTAAGGATAAAAAGTATTTAGGCTTCACCCTGTTTCCTAGCCAATGGGTTGAATTAAAGAGGCATATAAAGAACTCTTGCACCGGGGGCTCTAGAATATTACCACCCCAGGAACGATGGTCTAGTCGTAATTTTACCCTTGACAAAATCTTTAATAATGATATAATGAATATAGATAAAAAATTAGAAATCATAGAATACTACGACATGGACACCTGGCAAAATTTAAAAAATTATTATAGCTCCAAAATAAAAATACCGAGACCTACTAGAAAATTTATGAAACCTTACACTTTTGATAGCAAAGGACAAGATGAATACGAAATACATTGAATCCATATACAACGAAATCCCATACCAGATAAAAGCAATGGTGAATTTCCCAGATGCCTATATTTTCTTGACAAACGAGCAAGAAAATTTTATAATCAATTTGTTTGAAAATGAAAGACAATTGGTAAAAGAGACACTACTTGAAACAATTGATGAAATGAAAGGAATAGTAGATGAAATCTAGAGTCAAAAATTCAATACCATTTGTGGGTCTTCACGCCCATTCTGTCGCAGGTTCTCCCTTCGACGCCCTCGGTTACCCGCCAGATCATATGGATTTCGCATATCAAAACGGAATGGACGCGCTAGCACTTACAGACCATGGCAACATGAATGGTCTTGCTTGGCAAGTTTTGCACGCGAAAAAGATGCTCCAAGCAGGTAAAGAATTCAAGCCTATTTTTGGATGCGAAGCATACTTTATTCCGTCTGTTAAGAAATGGAAAAAAGAATATGATGATGTCAAGGCAGCTTCAAAGAAAAAATCGGACTATGAGGCAGGCAATTCTGGCACCACAGTGGAGAATGAGGGAGCCTCAAAGAAGAAGATCAAGTCAATTTTAAATAGGCGCCGCCACCTCATCTTATTAGCCATGAACCAAACAGGACTACAAAACATCTTCAAAATGATTTCACAGTCTTACTCTGGAGATAACTTTTATCGGTATCCCCGAGTCGACTATGATATGCTGCAAAAGCATAATGAAGGTGTTATAGCTGCCTCAGCATGCTTGGGTGGTATATATGCTGGGAATTATTGGGAGAATCGAGACACAGGTCCTGATGCAATTCTTCACGCGATGAGGGAAACAACGCAGAATATGCAGTCCATCTTTGGGGATAGGTGGTATGGAGAACTGCAGTGGAACAACGTCCCGGAGCAGCACGATCTCAATCAATATATTATCCAGATGCATCAGGAATTCGGAGTTGAACTCATCTCAACCGCTGATTCTCATTATTATAATGCGGATGTTTGGAAAGATCGAGAACTCTATAAACGACTAGGGTGGTTGGGCAAAGGCAAGCCAGATTACTTATCTGATGAACTTCCACTCTCCGTCGAAGAAGTTGGATACGAACTATACCCAAAGAACGGTGACCAGATGTTCGAATCTTACAAGAAATATTCGAAAGAGTGCGGAGTGGAATATGACGATAAATTGATTCTTGATTCAATTGCCAGAACTCATCAAATTGCTCACGATAGAATTGACACGTTCCTACCAGACAATACCGTCCGACTACCCGATTTCGTCGTCCCAGAGGGCTCAACCGCCGCTCAAACCTTGGCAGCGCTGTGTGTCGAGGGCCTTCGTTCTCTTGATTTACACACAAAGCCGGAGTATGTTACTCGTCTTAAACACGAGGTTGGCGTTATTGAGGAAAGAGGCTTCTCTAAATATTTCTTGACGATGAAGTCCATCGCCGATGTTGCAGTAGACAAGCAGCTAGTCGGAGCCGGTCGCGGTTCGGCTGCTGGGTCGCTTGTTGCATATGTTTTGAACATTACTCAAGTGAACCCTATTAAATACGGCCTTCAGTTCGAGAGATTTTTGACTAAGGGAGGCGCCGGATACCCAGATATCGATTATGATGTGTCTGACCCGATGGTTCTTAAAGAGATTCTAATTGACCAATGGGGAGATAACTCCGTTGTACCTATTACAAATTGGAACACGCTTCAGTTGCGGTCTCTCATCAAAGACATTTCTAAGTTCTATGGTATTGAATTCACTGAGGTTAACAATGTTACTAGCAAGATGGTTTATGAAGCCACTCCGCTTGCAAAGAAAAAACATGGAATAACCGCCGGCGTTTATGTGCCAACATTCGAAGAGTTGATGGAATTTTCAGAGTCCTTGCAGAAGTTTTTACAAAAATATCCACATATTAAGACCCACATTGAAAAATTATATGGTCAAACACGGTCTGCCTCTCGCCATGCCGGCGGAGTTGTTGTAGGAGAAAACCTAGATCAGTGGATGCCACTTATCAATTCCGGAGGCGTCCGCCAAACGCCCTGGTCTGAAGGTCAAAATGTGCGACATCTTGAGCCAATGGGGTTCATCAAATTTGATATCCTTGGCCTTGCTTCCTTGCGAATGTTGGAAGGAGCCATCGAGCGTATCCTTAAACGACACCATGGGATGGTCAAGCCTACATTTGCGGATATTAAAGATTTTTATGATAAGAATCTACACCCAGAAAAGATTGATTTGGATGATAAGGAAGTTTGGCAAAATATCTTCCACAAAGGTAAGTGGGCTGGTATATTCCAATTTACTGAACCAGGCGCTCAGTCATTTTGCAAAAATGCGAAGCCAGATAATATCATTGACTTGTCTGCGATCACTTCTATTTACCGACCAGGCCCATTGGGCGCGGGAGTGGATAGAAAGTATATTGGAGCAAAGTCAAACCCAGAGGATGTGGAGTATGTTAATAATCATGTTCGCGAAGTGACGGAAGAAACATACGGTTTCCTTATTTTTCAGGAGCAGATTGCTATGTTGGCTCACAAACTGGGCAAGGACCTATCCTTGGATGAAGGCAACAAATTGAGAAAACTTCTAACAAAGAAAGGCACTGGCGAAGTCCAGACCCAGAAAGACAAGATCTTTGATAAGTTCAAGCGAGGGTGTTTGGAGAAAGGAATGAAAGACTATGAAGCTAGAGAACTTTGGGAAACTTTTGAATATTTTTCAGGCTATGGCTTCAATAAGTCTCACGCTGTATCCTATTGCGTGCTGTCTTATCAGTGTGCTTATCTTCTTAACTATTATCCTGCGGAGTGGCTTGCAGCTTTTTTAGATAAAGAACCAGAAACACGCAAAGAACGGGCCATTGCCACAGCTAAGTCCCTGGGATATATAGTTGAGCCTTTGAATATTAATACATCAGGAGCCAACTGGGAAATCAGTGAAGATGGTCAGACGCTTATTCAGCCTCTGTCATCCATCAAGGGTCTCGGCATTAAAGCTATCGAACAAATTATTAATAATCGCCCGTTCAATACAATTGAGGAATTTCTCTTCCATCCGGATATAACTTATTCTAAATTAAATAAAAAATCGATCCACGCTTTAACCTTGGCGCAAGCACTAAATATTTTAATGGATGACAGGTTCACAGGATTAAAACACTTCTGGACCGCGATATCAGAGAAGCGCCCACGGAAGGAGAAAAATTTAATTGAAAACATTAAATTGTATGCCCCGGAAGGAGATTTCTCAGAAGAGGAGAAGCTCGAACATTTGGTTAATTTGACCGGGGTTTTTCCTATTAGCGCAGTTGTTACACCGAGAGTCAGACAAAAACTAGATGAACTTTACATTCCGCCCATTTCTGAGTTTGATCCTGAGCTTGGAGTCACTTGGTTTATCCCTCGCGAGTGCAAGTTGAAGAAGTCAAAAAACGGTAAGAACTTTTATGTCGTTAAGGTTATCGATGATAATAACGAAGCAAGAGTGATACGTTGTTGGGGAGTGGACCCGGAGAGAGATATCGTACAAATTAATCGCCCATACATGGCTAGGTTAAATTATAATCAGCAGTGGGGATTTTCCACTTTTAGTATGAGAAAAATGTTTAAATTATTAGCTTAGGAGTATATAATGAATTTATACACAATTGTGTTAAAGAACACAGATCAGAATTCGATAAAAAAACAAACTGTAAAAAAGATAACCTTCCCTGAGGCCGCCATGGTCGCAAATAAACTCAAAGCCAGTTTGGGTTTTGAGTGGGAAATCACAAGTATCGTGAAAAAGGAGAAATAAATGGCTAGAGTAAAGGGACTGAACGCAAAAATTGTAGCAAATCAGTATAAACAAATTTTTGATAATAAGGGTTATGCTTTTTTTGAAAATGGGGATTTCAATTTGAATATTGTAGGGGTCAGAAATGATTCTGGAGATGCCTCAAAATTTGATGATTTTATAATCATTCTGTATAAAGATTCCGCACAGTGGGTATACGACGTTTACGCGGCAACTACGGAGCCTGGAACAAACATATTACGTCGACCAATAAAGGAAGTTAGACACAAAGGGACAGCAATTTTGGTACCAGATCAATACCGATCTACTTATCGAATCGGTACCCACGGCGGCCGCAGAAAATATACTGCACTTTGCCAACGCGGAGGAAAGGTCCGAGTTGTCAGGGATAATAACAGAGATACAAAGCCAGACTACCACAATCCAGAGGAAACTGGATGGTTTGGGATCAATATCCATAAGCACTGGGGATCCGACGCGCGAATTAATACTGGCGGCGTATCTGCAGGCTGTCAGGTTTTTCAAAGTAGTAAAGACTTTTACGAGTTTATGGATACTTGTGAAAAAGCATCGGATAAGTGGGGTAACAGCTTTACTTACACGCTTATTGAGGAAGTCGATTTAAAGAATTATGGATTGGAGTATGACATTGTCTAAAGAAGTAAGAATATTTAAGGTCAGAGAAAATTCAAAATTACCGTCGCGCGCTCATTCGACCGACGCTGGTATGGATCTATTCTATTGCCCCGATGGGGGCATAAAATTCACAACCCTATTGCCTGGAGAATCAAAATTATTCTCAACAGGTCTAAAAATACAAGTACCCAGCAATCACATGCTTCAGATTATGAATAAATCTGGCATTGCCTCGAAAAGATCTTTGATTGTAGGCGCCTGTGTGGTCGATGAGGGATACACAGGAGAAGTGTTTGTAAACCTGCACAATATTGGAAAACACACACAAATAATTGAAGCCGGCAATAAATTAGCCCAAGGAGTTTTTGTAAAAATAGAAAAACCACCTTTCAAAGTAGTCAAAAACTCAGAAGATCTTTACGGAGAAGCCACCAGCCGCGGCACCGGGTCTCTTGGGTCAACTGGAGATACATGATGACGAGTTTTGCTAGAAAATTAAAGAGAAAACAACTTACTTTAGCAAGAAAACAATTTATGAAAGATTTTAAAAAATCAATGAAAAAGTTCAAGAGACAAGTTGTGTGTTCAATTTGCCAGAGGCCACCCGTTTCTGGTGAAAATATAGATGATTGGCACATCGAAAAAAAGTCAAATAATATTGACTTAGTGTGCACAAGCTGCTACTCTGATAAAGGTGAGGACAAAAATAATGATTAAAGACTCTTTGTGTTTTGACGATGTTCTACTTGTGCCAAAAAGAAGCAATATCAACAGTAGAGATGAGATAAGTTTATCGACAGAATTAGGAAAATATAATTTTAGACTTCCAATAATTTCTAGCCCCATGGATACGGTAACTGAAGCCTCAATGGCAATCTCTATGTTCGCCGCTGGTGGCCTTGGGATAATTCACAGGTACAACTCTATCCCCGACCAGAAGATGATTGTGAGAAAAGTTTTCGAGCATCTCGAGGAGACAAACGACTCAAATGTCTCCCGAATCGCTGCCGCAATTGGCACGTCGAGTGATTTTCTTGAGCGCGCCCTTTGTCTCTTTGCCGCCGGGACGCGAATTTTGTGTATTGATGTCGCCCACGGCCACCACACTTTGGTAGAGAGGTCAATAAAGGCAATAAGGGACGCATTAGGCTCAGAGGTGACAATTGTTGCAGGAAATATAGCAACGCCCGAAGGGTTCAAAGACCTGTCGGATTGGGGTGCTGATGCAGTCCGTATTGGGATTGGTGGCGGATCTATATGTTCAACCCGAATACAGACTGGCCATGGAGTCCCTACTTTGCAATCAGTTTTAGACTGCAGAGATGCCGCAGACGCCTCAATAATCGCCGATGGGGGAATTAAAACTGCCGGCGATATTACCAAGGCCCTCGCCGCCGGCGCAGACATGGTAATGCTTGGGTCAATGTTGGCGGGATCTAAGCAGACTCCGGGAGAAATATTTCAGAGTAACGATAATAAGAAATATAAAGTATATAGGGGTATGGCCTCGCCCGAAGCCCAAATAGCTTGGAGGGGCCAAGCACGATCTCTAGAAGGTGTTTCAACGACTATAGATTATAAGGGATGCGTATCGGATATTCTATATAAGCTTGATAGAAATATAAAATCAGGCCTTTCATACACAGGCGCCCGGAATCTTGCTGAATTTCGCCACAAAGCCGAGTTTATAAAACAAACCCCCTCTGGCCTACTTGAAAGTAAGACTCATATTTTAGCAAAATGATGGAAGATAAAGTAAGGGTGGTATTTTCCTGTGAAGAACACTTATCAGCGCGCTTTAAAATAAGACTACAGTATGATAATTTACAGCAAACACAGTTTTTTAAATATATCATAAAGAAGTATTTAAAAAACGACCCTAGGATGATTCAGATAATTCAAGAGATTAAAGAAGAAAAAACAACAATGAGCAAAAAGAAGATTCATTCGTCAGCAAAAGAGCATGCATCCGCGGATGATTTAATGAAGAACCTAGGCCTGACGGATTCTGATAAAAACGAAATTTTTGATTTGATAGAAAATAGTTTGGAGGATTATGACTAAAAAAACAACTAAAAGTTGCTGCAAAAAAGAAGAGTGCCGATGTTGGATCGATTTTCCAGAAGACGACAATTGTATAAACACAGCCATAGAAAAACACGGAGCAATGACTCTAGAGCAAATAGCTAAAAGGTTGGGAATATCTCTTGTTAGGGTCTCCCAAATAGAAAAAGCTGCTCTTAAGAAACTGTCAAAAAGGATAAAAATCTGACTTTAATCTCTTGAACAACTATTTATAATTGTATTGTAAGAATCTGTATTTTTACGCAAAATAAACAAAGGAGAAATAAGTAATGAGTGGTAATAAGCTTCTAAAGGAAAATACAATCAGAAGATTTATGAAATTGGCCAATGTCGGGCCCCTTTCCGATAATTTTATAAGCGAAATGGGTATGAAGAACCCAGGCGAGGAAGAAGATGATCTTGAAGAAGGTGTCTACAAAGAAGAAGATGAAGAGACCTTAGAGGAACAAGAAGAGGAAGAGGAGATGGATCTTGACATGGGTGAAGAAGAGCCTCTTGCTGATGATGACATAGAGATGGTAGATGACGAAGCACCTTCAGAACTCGGCTCAGCGGATATCAGCCTCACCGAAGAAGAAGCTCAGCTTCTAATTGACTTAGGCGAGCGACTCGGCGCCGCAATGGAAGCAGATCCCGAAGAAGAATTAGATATGCCCGATGATGAAGCAGACCTTGAATTAGATGATTTGGGTCCACCAGAAGATGCGCCCGAAGAGATGGGGGAAGAGGAAAGAGAAGAGATTATGCAAGAAGTCTTGAAAAGGGTCACGAAAAGACTGTTGTCCTCAAGAAGAAAGTAGTTCCCCTCGATATAGCATATTACCAAATTAAGCCCCACACTTCGTGGGGTTTTTTTTTGCTTGCTTAAAAACATTATTTGTGGTATATTTATTTTAGGTGAAAAAACAAAAAGGAGCAAGAAACAATGGCAAAGAAGAAGAAAAGTAAAAATGATCAAATTGTTATTATTAATAATATCCCCGGTACCGAGCCATCGGATGAAAATCAATTAAGAACAATCAATCTTTACGGGGACATTTCAGAGAGAAAAGCATCAGAGGTCGTCGCCGGGTTATTGTTTCTAGAAAACACATCGCATATTCAAATGCCTCAAAAGACAGAAAAAGACGAACCAATAATAATGGCGCGCCCAATAAGCATGGTTGTATCGACCCATGGTGGCATCGCCTCTGAAATGTTCTCGATCCTTGACTCTATGGATATGATTAAATCCAGAACTTGCGACATCGAAACAATTGGTTTAGGTAAAGTAATGTCAGCAGGGGTTCCAATCCTCGCCGCAGGAACCAAAGGCAAGAGGGCAATAGGGAGAAATTGCAGGATTATGTTACACAACGTTCTCGCCGGTACCGGCGGTACAATATTTTCTATGGAAAATGAACTGGAAGAAATAAAATGGACCCAAGAGAGATATATTTCATGTCTCGCTAATTACACTAAATTAACCCCATCAAAAATCAAGAGATTATTAAAGGCACAAAAGGATGTATATATCTCCCCAGAAGAAGCAATAAAAATGGGAATTGTAGACGAAATTATCTAATTATTAAGGAGATACTAATATAATGTGGTTTGATAAATACCTAAAAACTAAAGAGAGTAGCCCTATTTTGAAAATAGCAGACATCTACAGCCTCATAGAGGAAGTTTTCGAAGTTGAGAAGGGCAAATTTTTTGGAGTGCAAAAATCAGAATTACAAATTCTGAAAGAACAGTTCCTTAACGAACGAAAGTCTATGACCCTGACTTTGGATGCTATTCCTGAAATAGCAGTCACAGAATTGGGTTGGACCGACGTCACCGGCGCTGGCGGCGACAATCCAGTGAACGGTCCTGAGAGGCAAAAACTGCTGCAGTTCTTGGAGAACATTCCAGGCGGAGACTTTGTAGAAAAGATTAGGTCGCTTTCTAATTTCTATGACAATCCTGATGCTGCAATGCAAGAGATGTTTGGCGACGGGGGAAGTACCTCAACCGCGCAACAGATAGCGGTAGCTTTATCTTATTTGGTCTTCTACAAAACCTTAACGAAGGTCATAGCGAATTTTAACGCTGCCTCTGCGGGTTTTAGTTTTGAAGCATTTCTAGCGGTCTTGATGGAGGGTGAACAAATACCAGCTAATACTGGAACTATTGCAGACTTTCTTTCTAGAAGTGACGGTACCGCCATGCCTGTAAGCTTGAAGCTGTATCAAGACGGAAACCTGCACGTTGGAGGCTCTTTCAGAGATCTCGTTGGAGATATAACGAACCCTAAATTTGATAACGATCTTATGCGTTATGTTGCTGTGACTAAGCGGTTCGAAGGCGGCAAGAAAGAAGGGCAGGACGTCAATGGTTTCTTGAAATGGTATAGATTTGACTTTACTCTAGATAACATTTTTGATATACTTTCCAGGTCTTCAAAACACTCCAGGCTGTGTATTCAGCTTCCGAAAAAAGGCCAAGCTTTTATAAACAGTTTGCCGGGCATTGCAGCCCCGTCTTCAGAAGAGATGGAAAACAAATATGCAGTAGCTTTCAAAAAGGAGCTAGAAATAGTAAACCAGAAGAATTCGGAAGAATTTCAAGTTGATGATGCATTCGCACAACAGTTTCTTAAAAACTTGAGTTGGGCCACGCAATTGAGTGACAAGTTTTTCCAGCCGTTTGATCCCGATGCGGGATTATCAGATGAAGAAAAAGCATCCCCTGACTATGAAACGCGGCTACCATATGTAAAGAGGGGTACATCTAAGATGCCAGCGTCGCCCGCCCACAAATCTGACATGCGAGATATTGTTCTTGGCACATTGTCGGCGATTAATGGTGAAACACAGCAGACTCGATATAATCTCGAAAACACCAAGGCTTTTAAAGCTCTTGCTGACCAAATAGGCAAAGCAGCGCGCGATGCCAATAACGGTACCGGAGTCTTTCCTAAATTAAGTATCCTTAAGCAGTATTCGGCTACGAAAGAAACTGCGAAGCGTAATAGAATTTTGAATCTAAAAAGCAACTGGTACACACCAGAGCAATCTGCAAAGTTATACAACGGCATGAACAGAGAACAAAAGCTGGCAGCCTTAGTTCAGACCCGCGGTTTTCTCTCTACAGAGCAGTTTGGTTTAACTCAGAATATGGTAGCAGAGATTGACACTTACAGCAAAAGCCGCGTTCTTGGGCCTAATCAAGAAAAGGCGTGGTTCGGTACAATAAACGTCGGAAGAAAGAACACACAGAAAATGTTAAACAGAGTTACGGGAATCCTTAACGAGTCTTTGTTTGACATTTTTGTGAATGTAAAAGCAATACAAGATAACACCCATGCTTATATCGCCGGCGGAATGCAGAAAGACGAACAAGCAGAAGAAGCAATCAAAGCCTCTACAAATGTTATCTCAAAGACAGAAGAACTTCAGACCACAAAGGGCGGGAGTGTATAGTGAGGGCCTACAAGCAAATATGGCAAACTTGGGACGATTATTTGCTTTTAGAACAAGCCACCGGCAAACTATCTAACGCCACAGACAAACGACTTTTTGAGCTTGCAAGAACCCTGCAATTAAAATTACATCCGGATAATCTCGGCAGAGAAGCCGAAAAAGTTGTTACCCAAGTTCTAAAAAACGACGGCACCTTCGAGAAAAAGGTAAAGTTTCTTTTATCACCAGAGGTCATTTCTGATTACAAAAAACAACTCTCATTACTAAGCGATGAGGTTTCAAAAAGAATACGCACTAATAAAAATAGTGATTTTCTAAGAAGAGCCGCGGAGAAAATCGAGTTCGCAAAAGTTAGATTAAGAAGCACTGTCTTACCAACAACATATTCATCCAAGAAGAAGAAGATAAAAAGGATTTCAACCAACACTGCGAAGAAAAAACCAAGTGGAGGAAATATCTATTCAGCAGATTCACCAGAAGCAAAATCAGCAAAGGCAGCCTTTCAAAAGAAAGACCCCAAAATAAGCCAACCATCCTGGGCTCAAAAGCGTCAACCAACTATTACAAAGCCAAATTGGGCAGAAGCTCCCAACTCAGCAGAAAAGAAAGACTTAACCAAAGAGGTTGAAAAGGCCCTGGAGAAAAGCACAAAGCCAGTTTCAAAAAAGAAGGCCGAGCGAGCCCTTAAGAGTGCTGCAAAAAAAGTCGGAGGAAGGATTCTTAAAAAAGTCCCAGTCATTGGTTGGGGCATCCTTGCTAGTTCTATAGCAACACAAGCGGAAGCCGCCAGCAAAGAAACTGATCCACAAAAGAAAGAGAAAATCTATGCTAGTATAACAGATGAAATCATAGCAGCTTCCCCGGTAGGCATACCATATGATGTTATGAAGTTATTTTTCGCCGCATTGAAAAGTAATATATCGTCTGATCCTGAAAAAGCACGCGTGGTCCATCACAATAAGAGAGCGATGCTGGATTTATTGTAAAATATTATTTGACATTTGTAAAAAGTGTGATATAATATTATATATCACTAGGAAAGGAAATCATGGATACACATCTACAAGCCGGACCAGAATTACGCAGCAAAATTCTGGAAGGTGTTAATATTTTAAGCGACTATGTTGCTGCAACACTTGGCCCAAAGGGCCAGAACGTAATAATCAGACAGAAAGACAGGAGGCCTTTTGTGACGAAGGATGGTGTAACAGTTGCTCAAAATGTCTTTCTTGAGGACCCTCACGTAAACGCCGGCGCGGAAATCGTAAAACAAGTCTCTGCAATGACTAACGCAGAGGCGGGTGATGGTACCACTACCAGCACTATATTGGCAAGAGAGATTCTATCACAAGCAAACAAGCATATATCGACAGGTACATCTCCAGTTGATATAAAGAGGGGCCTTGAAAAATGTCTAGATCAGGCTGTCGCTTTGATTGAGGATATCTCAAAGCCCATATCCTCATCGGAAGATATAAGACATATAGCTTCAATATCAGCAAACAACGACAAGGTCATCGGAGAACTTATTTCCACCGCGGTAGATAAGGTGGGCAAAAACGGCACCATAACTATCACAGAGGCCCGGTCCATGGACACTACTTTGGATTTGGTGGAGGGTTTTAGGTTTTTTTCAGGATATGCTGCAACAGCTTTTATCACTGATGAGAGAAAAAACGCGTGCTTTTTTGACAGGCCGATGTTTTTCATTACAGATACCCGAATTGAGCAAGTAAATCAAATACTTCCGGCTCTTGAAATTGCAGCTAGAGAATCACGCCCATTGGTTATTGTTGCTGAAGAAGTGGAAGGTCAGGCTTTAGCAGCACTAATTATGAACACAGTCAGAGGCTCAATGAAGGTCGCTGCAGTAAAAGCTCCAAAATATGGCGAAGAGCGCATAGCAATAATGAGTGATCTAGCAATCTCTACTGGTGCAAGGTTTTTCCGACAATCATCTGGAGATAAACTGACAGATGTTTCGCTTTCTGACTTCGGCCAGGCATCGAGCGTGGAGATTACCAAAAATACAACTACCGTTGTAGACGGAGAGGGGGACGGTGATCAAATTGAAAAAACAATTAATCAAATTAAAAGGCAAATTAGAGAGACTGAAGATACTCATGAGGCAGAACGACTCCAAGATCGTGTTACTCGCCTCTCTTCTGGTGTTGCTATTGTCCGCGTTGGCGCATCATCTGAGGTAGAAATGATAGAAAAAAAACACCGAATCGAAGATGCGTTAGAGGCAGTGAGATCCGCACAACAGGAAGGCATAGTGCCTGGAGGCGGAATGACGCTTCTTAGCATCGCAGAGAAAGTAGCTCCTAATTTTGATAACCTAGAACAGTCTGTGGCTTTGCCCATATTTAAGACAGCGCTCAGGGCCCCCTTTAGAACGATGGCAACAAACTCCGGCCTGTCACCAGATACAATGCAGTGGGTTGTCGCAGACTGTAAAGAGTTCGAAGGTATTGACTTTTCTACAGGCAACAAAGAGAATTTGATAGAAAGAGGGATCATAGACCCTGCAAAAGTCACGAGGTGTGCACTTAAGAACGCTGTATCAGTAGCGGGAACACTTTTGTTGACAAATCACAGTATTGTCCATCAGTAGATACTATTTACCTATGGGAGGGTTCACCGATGGTTGATCAACAAGATTTGAATTTAGAAATACAATCAAAATTAGATAGAATATGCTCAGGCATGGATGTTATGAGCGACAAACAAGAGTCTATGTCCGAAGATGTAGCGAAAATAAAAGAGGCTGTTTATAATCCTGATCAGGGGTTATATGCTAGACTTAGAGAGCTAGAAACCTGGAAACAAACTTCATCCAGAATGATTTGGACCTTGTTTACCTCAGTTGTTGGACTCATCGGAGCATTTGTGTTGAAAAGTATAGGATCATAATGTTAGTAGAACTAAAGAAACTAAATATTATAAATGATGGATATGCCAGGAAGATATCCATAGATAATATCTATATCAATTCTTCTCACATTATAAGTATAAAAGATTACAACGAGGTCAGGGAATTTTTGATTACTGAGGGTCACACCTCAGCAGGAGAGAAGGAATATTCAATTATCAAAGTTATGAGTGGAGACAAGACAGAAGAGATTATAACCCTGGGCACTTCTAGTGAAATATTTTCTTCGATTCAAAATTCTGTAAAAAATCAAAAAAGGTTACTAAATGGATAATAAATACATTATTATTGGAAGATCAACTTGTAAATTCTGTATATTAGCGGAAGAATTTTTAATTGCAAGCCAGAGACAATTTCAGTTTCTCGATTATGTTCAGCGCCCAGACATATTAGAAGAGTACAAGAGCTTTTATGGCCAAAATACAGTGCCAATTATTTTAGCTTCAAATATCGATACCGGAGTGACCCACAGGGTGGGTGGCTACACAGACTTGTTAGACTTTGAAAAGTGAAAAAGATCCCCGTAAAACTTCAGGTGCTAAAATTAATACAAACTAGTAATTTGTCCTCTTTAAATAGACTTCAAGCACTACTAGAAGGTCTTGCAAAAAAAGAATACAATATGAGTCAAATAGACCATTCAGCTTTATTGGAATCTTTGTCTTGTTCTATGGCACTCAACGTATTATTTGAAGAATTTTCTGAACAAGCATCTGATGCATCAGTGGATGTTCTTTATTTACCAGAAGATGAGTTCGCAAACATAATTCAAATGGCAAAGATTGTAGAAAAGTCTAATTCGCACCTTTATGGGTTTTCAGGTACCTGGACTCATTGATGGCTCTTTATCTCGGAATCTTATTATTTTTTCTGGGACAGATAATGGGTTGGTTTCAGCTTAATGCTCAATATTTATCAGATTGGTGGAGTGATAAACCGTTTGTGGCAGCATTAACTATCGGCGCGCCAACGTCCGTAGCCTTTTGGTATGCTTGGAGAATTATTGTAGAGTCAACAGGCTCAGTGTGGACAGCCAGGTTTATAGGATCTTCAACTGGCCTGATTATATTCCCAATTCTAACTTGGTTTTTGTTGGGAGAATCAATGTTTACTGCAAAGACTATAATTTGCTTAAGTTTGGCTGTTTTGATTATTGTTATTCAATTAGCTTGGTAAGTTATACAATCCCGTTTTTATTTAGTATTTCGTAAATTTTTCCGGCTAGCAATTTTCTTAAAGCATTATTGCCTACCTGCTTATTTTCTCTACCGTAGTCAGTGTATATAGATAAGATATATTCTTCATTGATTACAAATGCCAAGTGAAGTGCTTGATTGTATTTTCTTGTGACGCCACCTTTGCCCCACATTTGCAAAGATCCTCCTCGACCACCAGATCTTTTAAATATTTCTCGATTGATAAAATCGAAAGTATCCTTTTCCGGCTGATTAGGTTTTTCAAATTTTGTTCTTAGTCCCTTGGTTAGTGCTTGGATTTCATCAAACACTGGTCTTAAAAAAGTATTAATAACGCTGCTCTCAAGAGCCCTTGGATCTATCTCTGGCTCTTTGGGCCGCGGCTCATCTAAGGACATTCCTGCTTCTTGTTCTCTTGCCTCTAAATCCTTCTTTAACTTTACAAATTCATCATATAAACCAGTTCTAGAAGATTCATCATGGGCTAATTCATCAGCCTGGTAGATCAAGGACATAAATTTAAAAAAACCTAACGCTGTCTGTCGATTAGGGGCCACCCACTTTCCCTTGCGGGACCCAATTCCCGCGCGACTTCTACAAATCCCAGGCAATAATTTTTCTAGACCCATGCCTTTTAGAAATTTTTCTTCTTCTTTTCTACTGACAATGCCCAATGAGAGCGACTTATCCGGCACCATCTGTCCTGTTTTCGGATCCTTTTTCAGCTTAGCTTTTCTTGTATATGATTGTCCCTGTGGACTAGTATAATCACCTCTACATAACGACCTGAATATCTCATTCGATGAAGCACTTGACTTATGCTTTCCTCTTAGGGCTAGTTGATAAGCTTTGGAATAATCCAATAACATACTCAGTTCTTTATTTGTTAAGGCCATGCCTGTTCCTTTAAATTTCCTAAGCTGAGCTAAAGCCATTGGCAATTTTGGCATCGAGGCGCCATAGAAAACCTTTTCTGGATTTTGTTGATCTATTATTTGTCCGTCAACAGTTCCAAGGACGTAACCAACACTTCCTTTTTTGTATTCTAAATCCTGTCTTTCAATTATCAGTCTTATTTTTTTCATTTCTTTTTTATCTTCTTCTTCTTCTTCTTCTTCTTCAACCCGCCGGCTG